TTTCGAAGATCTTGTTGATAACCAAAGTTTAATTCATTTTTCATAGTGTCTAAACCTTCTCTTAATTGTCTTTGATTATCTTCTGTATATTCCGGAGTGGGTTCCGGTATTACTGCTGTAATCTTTGCCATTATCTTTTTCCTCCTGCATTAATATCTAATCTCAATGTACCATATCTCCAGGATTCATCAACTGCGTCATTCTCTATTTTTACACTTACTTGTCTTCCCCTAACTCTAGTGCTTACAAAATTAGTGGTACTATTAATAGTAAAAGGTCCAGTGATTAAAGATCCAGAAGCAGACGATTGTGAATCTGTCGCTGGATAATTAGTAAAGAACATAGTAATTTTTGCATTACCAGATAAGTTTTTAAAGTCAGGTATAAATCTTGATACTCTCATAACATTCTCACCATCGCCTCTTAAATCTCCTATTCCAGTTGATTGCCCTTGCATAGTTCTTTTTGCAGTAATGTCATAATCTCCAGATTGAATATAAGAAGTAATCGCTGTTGCGTTTCCATTAGCATCTACTTCATTAACACCTGTTTCATGGGCCCAATATTGACTAGATCCAAAAGTATTAGTTGCACCATTTATCACTGGAAAACTTGGTGTACCTGATGATGTATACTCTGTTGCATAAGGAAGTCCATAGGTGTGAGCATCATTATAAGAAGTTCTAGATAATGATCCTGTTGTCCAAGTTTGTTCTATAAAATTAAATACAACACTTCTGTTAATTTGCTGCGAGCCGCTCGCTGCATAGTACCAGCCTACTTCATTAAATAGTGAATTATGATAACCATATGCTATTTGGTTTGCATCATAGTTAATACCTAAATTATCACCATCTGTTGTAAATACAAAGTCTTCAACAAGTGATGGTAATTGTTTTACGGTTCCATCAAACATAAAGAATCCTCCACCAAATCCCATCCAGAAGACTGCACCTTGTGCATAAACCATTGCATGTTGACCTAGACATCCACAATTAGAACCCACCTGTCTAATGCTAAACGTAAACGGAGGTCCTACAAACTGAATGACATAAGCTGCTTGATCTGTTAGTACCAATACATAATCTTTACCTTGCACTGCTCCAATAATTTCATTTCCTTGGTCTAATCTAAATGTACCCGCAGTATTAGTTGCTGTGGGTTCCCAAGTATTAATATCTTCTTGATTTGAAAATCTTATAAACATTGGATCTTGACTTGTTGGATCTGTTAAATCTGTTTGAGTTCCCATTAAAAATAAATGTCTATCTCTATCTGATACTAAACTCATTAGTGATTTAGTTGGAGCACCGCTAACAACAGTTGCTCTTGTGTCTAATGCTCCTGCTACTGATGGATTCCAAGTGTATGTTGCACCATTTTTAATGGTTGCAACTAAAAGCTGACCATAGTTATCAAGTGACCAGGAACCTGGTGCTAGTGTAACATTTGTTGTAGTTGATTCTTCTCCCCATTCACCTGATGACCAGGAATCTGTACCCCAACCATAAGCAGGAGTTTGAAATACTGGACCAATAGTGACATAAGAATTTAATGTAGCTGAACCTGCTGCTGTCATTCCAGTGCCTGATTCAGTACTTGGCATAGTGACAGTAACAGTGCTTGAAGTTGGTTGTGAAATTACTTCAAAAACATTAGTTGTAAAATCAGTTGTGGTATATCCTGTAACACCACCACCTGGTAAAGTTACATCTTTTAATTTAAAATAATCACCAACAACTAAACCATGAGCTGATAAGTTAATGGTAACTGTTGCTGAACCATTTGTTGAGGTAAAAGTAACTCCTGTTTGATCCGCATTAATAGGTGTGATGTCGTAGAAACCACCCTCATAATAGACAACCAATACTTTTGCAGAACCTAAAGCTGCATACTTTTTACCAGTTAAATCTGTCCAAGTATGCTGATCTCTAATAGGACCCGCTATAGTATTGTCTACTAGTTCCTGCCAGCCACCTATTTTCTCAGCTTGACCGTATCTAAAACGTACATTATCACCATCCACCCATTGACCTTCGGCTCCGGTTTCTGTTTGTTGTTTGTTAAAACCTGGTTTAAATTGAATCTTTTGTAGCATAGTGTCTCATTATATATGCTTTTTAATTTTTGTACACTTTAAAAAGTGTTCATATTTTATATCTATTGTCTATAAAAACTTCCATATTAATAGATAATCTAAAGTCACCTTTATCTAAAGGCAATAAAGGCCTGTGAAGTAAATTATTTTTAAAAATAATTAAATCATATTCTTTAGGTTTAAAAATTTTTGTAGGCACTATTTTTTTAGTTTGTTGCTTACCTTCGTATAAAGCAATTCCTTGTTCTGTCTTAGCTACTTTTAAATAAAACACCCCTACTAAATCACTTGTTTTAGAATGATTATGCCATTTAGTTTCAAAAAACAATTTATCTAATACATAAGCCCAGTATTTAAAACTAGGTTTTTTAAACTTTATTCCTTCAAATCTATCCTTACAAGTATCTAAAAATATTTGATATAGCTGATCAAAATTATCGTTTTTATTTACCATAAAATTATAACCATTTTGTCTGTGTTTTAAAACATGTTCAATCATTTCTTCTTGTTTATTTTTAAAAATAGACTCTAAATTTTTTTTCTCAAAAATCATTTTTTTCCTAAAAGAGAAATTACTTCTTGATCGTCGTATTTGTATAGACGTTGAGAACAGAAATCTTCAGGCAAACCTAAATGTGGTCGAGAATCAAATTTATTGTTATGTTTAATAGATGATTCTACAGTATTATAGTGCAAAAACACTTGACCACATATCTCTCCTTCAAAAGGTTCTCTCCAGTGTTCTAAATTAACCCCATCGTAAACAACCAAATCACCTGGTCCTAAATCCACTTGAGTCCCTTTAGTAAAAGCAGACTTATATTGACTATTAAGATTTACTTGGGTTCCTTTAGTAGGATCTGTTTCAATAAAAATTGGCCACGGGTCTCCACCAAGATTTAAAGTAAGTGTAATCTCACAACTAAATCTATCTTTATGTCGTTTTAACTCATCTCCTTTTTTATATAATCTTGCAAAGCTATATTGTTCAACTAAATTTAATTCAGTTTCTTTTGATAAAACAGGTTTTAGTTCTTGTAATAAAATATCAAATGCAACATCGCCATAAATAACATAAGTATCTTTTATTTGAGGATCATTCCAGCAACCCCACTCTGTTGAATAAGGAGACATCCAATTATCTTCCAGCATTGTTTTTGCTACCTGTCTCTTTAATTTAAAATATTTAAATAAATAGTCTGCTTTTTCTTTTGAGATTGCATTTCTTATTATTTTATATTTGTTTTCTTTATACATAAATTATTTAAATGGATATCCAAGGCTCCACATCACTAATGAATATCTCGTTCCTTTTGTAACTGGTCTTACTCTATGATAGATATGAGAAGGAAAAACAATTATAGTTCCTTTTTCAAAAGATTGTTCTTCTATGTGTGTTTCTAAAGCATCATCCTGTCTTAGTCTAGGTTGAAATTCTAACTCTCCACCTTCGTATTTATCTGGATCAGTTAACTGAACTGTTACAGAAACTTTTCTAATCTTTTTATGAAAACCAGGGCTGTCTGGTTTATTGTAAGGCTCATTTAAACTATCCATATGCCAATCATAATACTGTCCATCATTATATTTTGTAAATTGTATTGGTTCAGACCAATCCCATTCAAAATTCCAATTAGCTTCTTGGTTTGCTGTTCTAACAAAAGGTTGTATGTGTCTATAGATCCATTTATCATCTAACCAAACTATATCTGAATCTCTAATTTCTTTTGAATATTGTTTTTCTTGTTCAGTTAAAACTTTTCCGTCTAATGCACCAGTTATACCTTTTTCAATTTTTTTTCTATTTCCATATGCAATTATATCATCACATATCTTACTCGATAGAGCTTTTGGAAAACACCAATAATAATATTTTAAATTCATTTTTTAATTAATTTATTTATTTCTGGAAAATAAATATATTTTAGTTTGCTTGTTTCAAATAATTCTTTTAAATCGTTCATTGTTTCTACTAAAACTTCTTCAGGTAAATTTAAACTTGTGTTTATTAAAATAGGAACCTGAGTAAGTTTTTCAAAAGATTCAATTAAATTATAATAATTTAAATTTCTATTTTTGTCTACGGTTTGAATTCTTGATTTATTATCTACAGCAAGACCTGTTTTTAAAATACCTTCTTTTTCTTTTTTCAAATCAAATACGTACATCATGTGCGGCGATTCATCTATTGTCATGTCAAACCATTCTTTAGTTTTTTCTTTTAAAATAGAACATGCAAAAGGTCTAAACCATTCTCTTTTTTTTATTTCATTAAGTTTTGCTGTAGCGTCTTTATGCAAAGGACTCATTAATAAAGATCTATTACCGAGCCCTCTTTGACCTTGTTCACTTCTAGATTGAAATATAGCAACAGGATCTTCTAATAAAATTTTAGCAACTTCTTCCGTATCTGTATCTAAAATATTATATTTAGAAAAAATTGAAACATCTAGATCTTGAGGTATACCTAAATAAACAGTATCGTTTCTTATTTTATTTTCTAAAAAATAATTTGCAGCCCCTAAACTTAAACCAAAATCTCCATTAAAAGGATCGCAAAATATATTTTTAAATTTAGATATTAATTTAGAGTTGTATAGAATATTTTGTGCACAACCTCCGGTAAATAACAAATTATCTTTTACACCCCATTTTGTAATTAAATCAGTCATGTTTTTTTCATATTTTTCTTGTGTTTTTTTTGCACCTTTATCATGTAAACTAAACGCCATCGTTTTACCACAAGCCATAGGATGTTCAAAAGTTAGACTTGTAAAAATTTCATAGTTTAAACCTATTTCATTAAATTCAGTTGTTATGTGTTTTAATTCATTGTCTTTAAAAATATATTGACTCTCTCTTTCCATGTCTCCTGCATTTACAACTAAAGCTCCTGTTCCATCACACACTAATATATTTTCTATATTTTTATTCCATGTTAATGCACAGTATGCATGAAACAAATGATGATGTGAAGAATGATAAAAATGCTTCTCTATATTTTTTAACTTTTTACTGTTAGTCACTAAATCTTCCCATATCCCCATTGAATTATTTCTAGAAGAAGAAAATATTATTTTATCTATTGGTAATTTTTCTATTTTTTTTATTATTTCTTTCACTGGAAAAGAGTAATATTTAAAACGATTATATCTATCTAACTGCGTATGAAATATAATTTTATTATCTTTTATATACGTTATACATCCATCATGAGAAGTATATATAGAAAGTACGTTCATTATATTAAATTAAATGAAAAAAATATTGTTTTATTTTTAGATCTATTAATAGCAACTTCGTGTTTTAAAAAAGATGGAAAAATAATTAACATATTATTTTGAGGAATAATTTGATATTTAGAAGAATTGTAAGAATTGTATTTATTAATTTCATTACTGTTAATAAAATGTTGTATTTCAACAGGGTTTGAAAAAAGTAAATTTCCACAATTTTCAGGAGCGTGACTATAAAATATTCCAGATAATTTAGTAAAAGGATTATCGTGTAAGGTATTTGAATCTTTTATATCATTTACATTTAACCACATATTACATAATTTTAAATTGTTTTTAAAAGTAAAATAACCTGTGTAAGGACGTATAGCTGTTTGTATTTTTTCAGACAAATCTTTTACTTCTTCTCGTCCTAATAAATTAGAACTTTGATACCCCCCTGAATTATTTGCAACAATAGAAGGTTCTTCGTTAAATATTTTTTTTGCAAATTTATTTAAGCTGCTTGTATCAATATTATTAATAGTGGTAGTTGCAATTAAATACTGAAACGGTTGTATTATTTTCATAAATAATTAATGTTTATATTCATTCTGATTTTTTTATCTGTCTGTAACACAGCAGCATGTTTTAATTTACCATTAAATATTAATGCTGTATTTTTTATAGAAGGAACTTTATCACCGTTTTCAAATAAAGTAAAGCCGTTGTTTGTATTAACATAATATAAAAGAACCAGGTGTTCTTCTTCCATATCTGTATGCATGCCAGCTTTAATTTGTTCATTTTGTTTTACAAATAAATTACATTTAATTCTATTTAGTTTATTTGGTTTTAATATTTTTAATATTGGTGATGCAATATCATTATAAAAAGTTGAATTTATATTGCCTTCATGAATTATAGAATGTGAGAAAAAAAATCTATCATTGTCTTCTGGAGTATTTACAGCGCCAGAATAAAACCATGGAAAAGTAAATGAAAGCATAGTGCTTTCTATGTAATCTGCCTCTTCTTGTTTAAGAAAATTTTTAACTACCTTAAAGGACACAAAATATTAAGATGGCCAGTTTCCTGCTTTTTGAGCTTGGAACTGTTCAGATAATTTCCAAACACCAGAAGCCGATTGAACATTTATGTCTAATTCTTTAATCGCGACAAAGCCTGATCCGCCCCCGCCGCCTGGGCCGTTATTTCCTCCGCCGCCTCCGCCGCCAGCTCCTGTATTAGCTGATGCTGAACCACCTGTAGCTCCTAATGAAGAAACACCTGTGCCTCCGCCATTTGTTCCTGGGCCAGACGGTTGACCTGGCCAGCCTCCGCCTCCGCCTCCGCCAGATTTTTGTGGAGAAGCAACGCCTGGATGCGCTGTACCAATACCACCTGCTCCGGCAGATCCT